ATGCCTTATAGTGTAGCACCACACCACCACACAGGCACACACACCCACCCACACACAGGGCACAGGCATACACATACATAGTACATACATACATCATACATATATAATACAATGGTCATAACATAAGGTCATAACATAATAATATATATAGATCATACATAGCAGAGGACACAACAGGGCATAAAGCCCCCTATGACATACACAGCATTGTTTAACACAAGTTAAGCCCTTATAGTAGCATTATATAGCTATTATAGGGGCTTTTTTAGTACCATATAATGATATGCATTATTATTGTAACATACTAAGGTAGAGATATAGGGTATATATAGGAAGGTATTTCAATACTTAATTTAAGCCCTATTACAGCCCTATACAGAGACTATAACATATATAAGGTATATACAGACATGCTATATAGTACGTGTCTTACATGTGATATATGTATTGGTGTCATACTGTCATATGATTTTAGTATATATGTGACATATTGACGTAATATGAACGTAGCCAGAAGAGATTACCTAATGGCTAAGAATTCAAACACATTTGATTACTCGTGTTTAATATGAGGGGTAGTACTTACTCGTGTTTAATATGATACCTAATGGTATCTATATATTCAAATATCTTTTCAACTAAATACAGTGATCTAAATTTAGTAATATATTTAGAATGGAAAGGTAACGATATCTCCCCCCTATATAATACTTATATCAAATTACTAGTTTGTTGTTAGTAGTCTACTTACGTAGATTGCTCGACTAGTTGAATACATGTTGGAGTATGCGAAGTATAAAGGTTAATGACATGTGCAATTATAGTGGAGACTTAATTTATCCGATCCAAACTCCGTCCATCTTTATTAGGTTGAGTAAGTATCCTCGTGTCTATTACACAAGTGACTGTTGTCTTACTTATATAACGCTATAGTTCTAATACTGTTTGGTAATAAGTTAAAAACAGATGATTCGTTAATACGTTATATATATAGAATATATATAAACACACTATGATAAAAGAATTTAATATAAATATACCTGTTAATTTACAGGGTATAACTCTAAGGAAATATCAGTCTTGGATTAAGATACTTAACAAGTATCAAGAATCTAAATCTACAGACGAGAACTTCTTAAAGATTAAGATGCTACAGACTTTCTGTGATCTTAGTATAGAGGACACAAATAAAATACCTTTGCATTCGTTTGATAATGTAATCAACCATATTAACAAAATGTTTAATGAGGAGTTCGATAAGCACATACCAACCTTTACTTTAGTAGATGCTAAAGATGTTAGTATAGAATTTGGGATGATACCTAAATTAGATGATTTAACTTTTGGTGAATATGTAGATGTAGATAAGTATATAAATACAGTTGATACTTGGCATCAAGCTATGGCTGTATTGTTTAGACCTAAGACTAGAATCATAGGTGATAAATATCAGGTAGAAGAATATGAAGGTTCAGCTAAGTTTAGCGAACATATGTTAGATGCTCCGATTGATGTAGTACTAGGTGCTATGTCTTTTATGGGACGTTTGCAAAATCAATTGCTGAAACTTACACAAGCCTCTTCTCTTCAGATGGCAGTCAAGGCAGTGGAACTAGTATCCAATCCAATTTCGGAGACAAGTACGGATGGTTTCAATCAATTTACTCTTTGGCTAAAGAAGATGCAAGTAAAATCGATGATGCAGTAAAACTCAATGTACACAGGGCACTCCTTGTACTTGAATTCGAAAAAGATAAAAATAGAGTCGAGGTCGCTCTTATTAAACGAGCTCAAAATAAAAATTAATACAATGACAAATAACGTATACAAATTATTAGATGATGTTAAGGACTTCATAAGAAGTGGTGACTTTACTAATACAGTTTCATTTGGTGATATAACAGATGTTGATTTGGATAAGACTACAATCTTTCCATTGGCACATATGAATATCGAGAATGCTGTAATTAATGAAGCTACTATTGAATTTAATCTAAACATACTATGTATGGATATATTAGATGAGAACAATCTACAAGTAGATGAGTACGATTACTTTTATGGTAATGGTAACCTACAAGACATACTTAATAATCAACTATCAGTATTACAAAGAATACACGCTAACTTAAGTAGAGGTAGTTTAAGAGACAGCTTATTACAGACTGATGAATCATTAACAGCAGAACCATTTAAAGATAGGTTTGCTAATACATTAGCTGGATGGTCTTGTACATTATCTTTAGTAGTACCTAATGAGGTTACTAAAGGAGATGGGGGAGAAGACGATGACTGCTAAACTGAAAACAAAAAACATGCAACTTGCTCTAGAAAGAGTAGGTGAATACTTTGCTGATGAAGTAAGAGAAAAACTACTTAGTGATGGTTTACATGCTAGTGGTGAGTTAGCTGCTTCCATACAAACTAAAATAGTTGAAGGTAGTATTGATGTACTTAATGCTAAGTATGGTGGTGCTATTGATGAAGGAAGTAGAATTGCTCAATCAGGATACTCTAAGATAAGTAAAGCTTATATTAAGAACATAATGGACTGGGCTAATATGAAAGGTGTTAGACCTGACAGTGGAGATACTTCACTAGGAGCTATGAGAGGTATGGCATTTGCTATAGCTAAATCTATTAAGAAAAGAGGATTGATTAAGAGATTTGGTAATACTGGAGCTAAAGTATACGATAGAGTATATAAAGAATTAGAAGAACAAATAGGTAAAGACCTTATGGAAGGTTATGCTGCTGATATTAAAGAACAATTAATAAAATTATAACTATGAGTACAATACTAAGTAAATCACCTTACCATATAAACGTAAGTGAAACAGATTTGATATATGCTGAGGTAGATATCTATATGTACACAGGTACGCAGACTACAAGTAGATTTGGAACACCTAACTACACGCTTAAAAGTACTGCTATTAATGGATCGTTATCATTTGATATCGGTTCTTTAGTAAATGATGCTATACAATATCCATCTGGAACTAATTATAGAACTGATGGAGCATGGTTAGATTACGAAATAAGAAAGTATACTGATGATGGTACTGGACCAGTACTAGCTACTGATACTATGGTACAGTTATATGCTGTAGATGGTTACTCTTACTTTAGTGAAGGTGCTAATTACGATGCTAATAAAGCATTATGTTTTAGTAGTGAACATGTATACGTACCAAATGGAGAACATCTTAAATTCCCTATTTGCAAAAGAGTAGGTTTAGTATATAAAGAATTTCGTAATGGTAATGTAGATGATGCTAATCCAGATCAAGAAATAACTTTAACTAGTAATTTATTAAGTGGTCAACAAGTTAGTTATAATTCTACTAATGTAAACGCTATAGATAGAGTTACAGTAAGTAAAGCTGATGGTTCTATTGATACTATTAATATACATAGATTAGATGAATGTAAATACGAACCTATCAAGCTTAAGTTTGTTAATAGATATGGTGCTATGGAAGATATGTGGTTCTTTAAAACTAGTAAGTTAAAAACTAAAATAACTAGTAAGGATTATCAGAATAATCAGGTACTATCTAATGGTACTTATAATACATTTGAACATCAGTTTAGAAAGTTCAATACTCAATCTAGAGAAACGTTAAAACTTAACTCTGGTTTTGTACTAGAGGAGATGAATGAATCTTTTGTACAGTTATTAATGAGTGAGAAAGTATGGATAGAATATAATGGTACTACACAACCTGTCAACATAAAGACAAGTGATATGGAACATAAGACAAGTTTAAATGATAAGATGATTCAGTATTCAATGGATATTGAGTTTGCATCTAATAAAATAAATACAATAAGATAATGAAAAGACAAGTAGAACTATATATAGCTAATGGAGTCGGTGGACATACAAGAGCTGACATGTTCGACTTTGAAGATATTAACTATACGACCAGAATAAAAGACATTAGAGATATTGCTAAAGTACTGACTGATTATAGTCATTCATTTACTTTACCAGCTACTAGTGTTAACAACAAATTATTCGGTCACTTTGATAGATTTGAAGTAACAGGAACATTTGACGCTAGATTTAAAAGAGATGCTATTATAAAGATTAATGGTATAGATTTTAGAAAAGGATCAATAAGCTTAAGTAAAGCTAACCTACAAAAAGGAGCTGCTTATTCTTATACTATAAACTTCTATGGTGAAACAGTTTCACTTAAGGATTTGATAGGTGAGGATAAATTAGAAGCTTTAACAGGAACAGGTACTCACTTAGATGACTTTGATCATTTAGTTGATGGAGATTACATATCTAAAGGATATAGTGAAGGATATCAGTATGATGATACTACTGGTGGGTTAACTAGAGCTTTTACTTCTCCTGACTTTGATTACTGCTTTCCTTTTATATCAGCTAGTGATTATCATTATTATGATAGTGCTAATGGACTAAGTCCGAAAGATAATGGTAATAATAGTAGAAATATACATCCTACTGCTACATATAATGCAGCTAAGGATCAGTACACTGGTGTAAATGCTTTTGCGTTGAAACCAGCTATAAAGATTAAATGGGTTATAAAATCTATTGAGCAGAAATACGGTATATCATTTAGTGATGACTTCTTTACTGACAGCAATGAAGTGTATGAAGAATTATTTATATGGTTAAATAGAGAGAAAGGGACAATAGAGGAGCAAATCGGTGATGAGGAACTAGTACTTCAGTTAGACGATTGGACTTACTCTAGTGGCGATGCACATCCTGCGGATGTGACTGGTATCTTATTATCTCAAAATGGAACGAGATTATATAATAGTAAACAATTAGACCATAGAACTCGCTTCGTTGTTACGCCATGTAACTCTGATGGTTCTGTGAATACTAATGGATTATGGAGCTTTGATGCTATTAATGCAGATAACGGTAAGAGAGATAAACAACATATTAATATACAAGGTGCAAGAGAAATTGATTGTACTTGGAAATCTGATGGTGCTAAAGTACCTAAGTTTATATTAAGTACAAGAGGTGGTATTACTCATGTTAAAATATCAGAATTAAGAATAACTAAGATACTAGAAAGAAACTTTCCATTAAGTGACGTGACTTGGGACTGGTACGGATCGTTTAACAATGGTAGTACTGTAGTTCAAGAAATATCTAGTGGATTAAGTATACGTAGAAATATGCCTGATATGAAGGTTATTACATTTCTTAGTACTTTGTTTAAGATGTTTAATCTTACAGCTTATTATGAAAATGGAATTATACAGGTAAGAACACTTGATGAATATTATGATGATGGTAGGTACTTTGATATAAGTAAGTATGTTGACTATGATAGGACACAAGTAAGTAAAACTTTATTATACAATAAGATTGATTTAGTATATGCTGGTCAAGATACTTTTGCGTTAAAACAAGCTAATGCTATAACAGGTGATGAGTTTGGTAATGAAAGAGTAGATCATAGATCAGAAGATATTGGTTCTATATTAGCCTTTGATGGTAATGAAAAGTATGAGATTAAGCTTCCTTTAGAGAAAATGATGATGGAAAGGATGACTAATCAAGTAAATGAGACTGAATTAACTAGTATACAGTGGGGATGGATGGCAAATGAAGAATCTAGTGCTATTAAGGGAAAACCTATGTTTTTCTACTGTAATAAGGTAGCAAGTGCTACACAACACAGATTTAGTTATATAGATGGTGGAACTAGCGTTATGAAGACACAATATATTGCTCCTTCTAATGTAAGGAATATGAGTGATAATGACTCTGGAACTACTAATTTTGGTAGTGAATTTAATGAATTTACTGGTCAAACTGTCAATTCTAGTCTATTTGAACTGTATTATAAGGAATATATTAAGAGTATTTACAACGAACAGTCAAGATTATTTGAATTTGATTGTTATTTACCTGTAAACATACTATTAAGGATGAAACCTAATGATAAGTTAATAATTAACAACAAAAGGTATAGAATCAATCAGTTTGAGACTAATTTAACTAATGGTAAGACTAAGTTAGAATTAATCAATGAAATAGCTGATGGTATCGTTATAGAGCCAGAAGTTGATGAAACTATTGATGATACTCCTACAGACGATGGGACAACCGAGGAAACAGTAACAATAACCTCTTTTGGCAGTACAACTTCTGCTATGAGTACTGAATCTAACGCTTGTACAAGTTCTATAGGTAGTGGAAATGTTTTATACACAGATGGTACTTACTTCTACCCAATTGTAGGAGATTACGTCTATACTGATGCTGCTGGTACAACCCCAGCTGCTGCTGGATGGTATAAACATCAATATCAAGATTTATATAAATTAAATTCGTCAGGATTAGTAATACAAAATGCTTTCTGTCAGGATTAACAATAAATATTTAATATGATACATTTAAAACAAATAGTTGAATTGCTAAAATCCTCTGATGACATTACGTCAGAGGAAATAGCATTCGCTAAAGGAAAATATAATTTAGCTCTAAATTGGAGCGATATAAAACAACAATTTAAACTAAGAAGAAATGGCAACTAGTAGTGATGTAATTAAGTCGTTTACTATTAAGGTTAATACCGATAATGGTAAAGTAAAGATACAAGGATTAACTAAAGCTTTCGTAGATGCTGACGTAGCTATGGATAGAATGACAAGTGGTGTTCAACAAAATACTACTGCGTTAAATCAAAATGCACAAGCTACTCAAGGAGTTAGTGCTGCTACAGGTGGAGCAACTGCTGTATCTTTGGAATTTGGTAGAGTTATTTCGGATGCACCTTACGGTATACGTGGTGTTGCGAATAACTTGTCTCAAATGGGTACACAATTCTTCCAGTTAAGAGGTAAAGTCGATAAAGCTACTGGTAAAGTAGTAGGATTTGGTGGAGCATTAAAGGCTGTAAGAGGTGCAATGATGGGTCCGATTGGTATATTGATAGCATTTCAAGCTGTAATTGCTGCTGTTGATTATTTTGCTGGTGGAATGAAGAAAGGTGCTGAAGATGTTGATGATATGAATGAATCATTAAAAGATCAGATTACTTCTATTAAATTACTAGAAGAACAAATGTTAATTGTTGGTGATAATCAAGAGAAGAGAATGGCTATTGCTAAAGGATTGGCTAGAACTGATAAAGCTATGAGAAAAGCGATAAAAGATGCTAATGGAGATAAAGAAAAGGAGATAGAAAACATAAAGAAGCTTAGAAAACAAAAAGAGTTAGAATTAGCACTTAGAGAGAAGGAATTTGAGATTATGACTCAAAATACAGAGTATGAACGTGCTGCTAAAAGAGCTGGTGAAATTGAAAGTGGGGAGAGGTTATTTGTTGGATTTGAAAACTATTCTGCAACTATAGGAAACAGAAATGAAGCTCTTGAAGCAAGAGAAAAAGCTACTGCTGAGTATCTAGAGTTACTTAAAGGGCTTGAAGAGGAAGAAGTTAAGGTAACTGGTAAATCATTAGCTCAAGCAAAAAGATTTAAGGCTAAATACTTAGATTTGTTCTCTGATATACAGAAACAGAAAATGGAGATGGCTCTTATAGGTATAGAAAATGAACAGGAGTTACTTGCTTTAGATGAGCAGAATATTGAAGAAGAACTAGAAAATAAGTACGAAAGTTACAAGCAAAAAGAGAAACTTAGATTAGATGCTTATTTAATATCTATAAAAGGTAAGAAGAATGAATATGCTGAAGCTAAAAGAGCTCAAAGAGCATTTGACCTTGAGATGATACAAGCTGAACAAGATTTCGGTATTGCTAAACAAGCTATTATAGATAACTTTGAGAAGCAAAGGAAGTTTAAACAAGCTGAAACAGACAGAGCTACTTATGAGATAATGGCTGACGATATATTAAACATAATAGGTAGATTAGATACTGCTGGTGATGATGTATTAAATGAATGGAATGAGAAGAGAATCAAAAGAGCTAATGAGATAAAGGAAGAGTCATTGACTAAGAATTTAGATGCTGCTGTAGAGGGTGGTAATGAGGTATCTATAATGGAAGCTGCTAGAGAATTAGCTGACTTTCAATATCAGATACAAGAAGAAGAGTTAACTAGAGATAATCAACATTATGCTGATAAACAAAAGATAATACAAGATTACTTAGGTTACGCTAAAACTATTGGTAATACATTACAAGCTATAGCTGGTGATAATGAAGGTATTCAGAAAGCTGGTTTATTGATTGCTAAAGGAGCTGGTACTGCTGATGTAGTTATTAATGCTAACAAGCAAATGATGGCTAATAAGACTGCACGTGATATTAGAAACGTAGCTGCTGCTGGTAATCCAGCTGCTCTTGCTGCATCTGGTGCTATGTATGTAAAAGATAAAATACAAACAGTTGTAGGAGCTGGAGCTAGTATTGCTAGTATATGGGGAACTAGTATCAACAAAAAGAATAAAGTTGGTAGTGGTGGTTCTGGTGGTAGTAATGGTGGTAGGACATTTGACTTCAATTTAGTTGGATCAACTGGAGAGAATCAAGCTGCTCAAGTTACTGCTGGTGCTTTAGGGCAACCTGTACAAGCTTACGTAGTATCTGCTGATATTACTAACCAACAACAATTAGATAGTAACATACAAGGTCAAGCATCTTTTGATGAAGACTAAAACCAAACATATACCCTTATATTACGTTATATAGGGGTATATATAACAACAAACAATTATGGAAGATAACATATTTGAGCTATTTATAGATGAGACTCAAGAAATGAATGGAATAGAAGCTATTAGTATAGTTGAAAATCCAGCTATTGAGGAGAATTTTATAGCTCTTAAAGCAGACACTGTTGAACTAGCTTCAATGGACATAGAAAAAAGAATACTTATGGGAGCTGCTTTAGTTCCTGATAGAAAGATACTTAGAAGAAACGCAGAAGGTGAATATTACATATTCTTTAGTAAGGATACTGTAAGAAGAGCATCTGAGTTATTCTTAATGAATGGTAACCAATCTAATAGTACACTAGAACACGAAGTAGATGTACAAGGACTTACTGTAGTTGAATCTTGGATTATAGAAGATGAACTAAATGATAAATCTCGTAAATACAATATGAGTTTACCTGTAGGAACATGGATGGTATCTGTCAAAGTAAATAATGATGAGATATGGAATGATTACGTTAAGATGGGAGCTGTTAAAGGCTTTTCAATTGAGGGGTTCTTTACAGATAACCTAGACGAAAAATCATTGGAATCATCACCTGAATATTCTTCAGAAGAATTAGCTGCATTAAAAATGATAGAGGAACTTACTTCTATCTTAAGCTCAAAGTAATAGATTTAGGGATGTTTAATATGCATCCCTTTTTTTATACCCTAAATATAAATTATAACTAAAACAAAACTAATGGCTACAAGAATTATTACAAGTGTATCAGATGATACGCAATTACCCTTCGATGACAATGAGGGTATATCAAACGTAAGTAACGTAAGCTCGTCTTCTGCTTACTCTACAGAATCTTCATCTGAAGTTTCAGATAAAAAAGGAGAGTCAGGTTATTCAAGAACAAGTGCTTTTGTTTCTAGTTCAGTAAACTATACTCAACAAGATGTTGATAATCAATTATATAAAGTATTTTCTTTAAACTTAAGTAAGCACTTATCTAACGATAACCCTTACTGGAGCACACCAACACCTAGTGGCACAACTGGAATAGGATTATTTCAAGGAGCTAACTTACCTAGTGGTGTATCTTCTTTAGTAGATTATAATTATGATTTTGACACTAACTATCCAGCGAGTACTGGTACTGGGTTCGAAGGATCAACTGGTCGTATTAAATTAAACGATTGTTTATATGGTGATTTAATTAAGGTACGTTTTGACTTCAATATAATACCTCAAATATCAAATACAACTGTTGAACCAGCTTTATGGTATTCGAACAGGAATGATAGTGATGATATCACGTATACATTTCCATTAACTGCACAACCAATCTTTTATGGTGGAGGTACTGTAGGGAAGAGCTACTTAAATAGAGTAGAGATAAGTGCTTGGATAACTTCGAATGAAGATGTGAATTCAATAAGCTTACCAGCGATAAAATCAGACAATCCAGTTATTATAGAGCCAATTGGATTATTACTAACTATTATAAGATAATAAGAATATGTCAATTAAAATAAAAAGAAACGAACAGGGTAATTGTATTAACTTCGAAGGAAGTTCAAACCCTACTTACTGGAATGCTTGTCTTAGTGGAGAGGTAGATTCGGATAAAACAAATACAATAAATGTTATTAACGATGTGATTACATCTCAAACTGGTATTAAGGAATATGAGTTTTATCAAATACCATATACTGAATTTTACGATGCAGATGGTAATGCTTTTGCAGATGCTACATCTTGTGCTACTTATATTACAGTAAACGCAAATGTAATTGGATTAGGTGGAGGTGGTACAGATTTAAATGGAGTTAATATATGCTTCAGTTTAGATGCTACTAATACTTCTGTGCTTTTAGATAATGGTTATCATTATGGAGTTAACTCTATACAAGCTATCGCTCACTCAGACGGAACTATTCACATAGTGTCAACAGGTAGTGGAGATATAACTCATTTTAAAGGAATAGAAGTAGGTAATGCTTGTCTAGGTGCTGATGTAATAAATGGTGGCTTAAATGACGTTATAAACGTCTTAAACGAGCTGTTTACCGTAGGAGCATTTGAATCTATAGTTATATCTGATCCTCATAGTACTTTAGTCGCTGATTTAGGTGGTGTAGATACTACAGGTGGTTTAGTTGGTAGTGCAATCAATCCTTCAGGAAATGATATAGGAGCTGGTGTTGCTGCGCATTACAATCAATCTGGATACAAGTCTACAGAAACAATAGACCAAGCTGGAGAATACTTTACTTTCAATATGAGAAATGAAGGTATCTTTGGAGCTTGTTTAGTTTTAGATGATGTAGCTGATGCTCAAGGTAATTTAACTTATGCTGACCCATCTACGTTTTGTGATGGTACTGGTAATGGTAATCAAGGTATTCAATGGGGAATGTTCTTTCACCCTTCACCAAATGGTCCTTGGACTTATTACGGAGCTTTAACAGGTACTGTATATGGTAGTGGATGGAATGGAGTTGATGCTTTTGCTAATTCTAATGATGGAGCTAATTGGTTAGCTGGTAATGCTGAAGAATTTAGAATAGGTATTGATGCTAATAGCTATATCTCTATGGAGTATTATAACAATGATACATCTTTGTGGGTTGTAGTTTCAAGAACTAACTATCCTGTAGGTAACGATGTAAAGTTTCATTTAGGTATTAAATTTTGTGACTCAGTTGTAAGACTAGTTGATAATCCTAAAGTACACTTATTGGAAGTGGATGATACACCTACTGCTATTGGAGATACAAACATAACTCTGTTAGGAGATGCTACAGGTACTTTAGCTGCTGGTATTTCAACTCCTTCAGGTAATAATTTTGATAACGGATTTATCACTGAAGAAGGGCTTAGTGCATCTGGTGAGTATTTTGAGTTTGAAGTAAACTTAGGTTTAAACCACACAGTTTCTTTAGTTGATGCAGATACATATTCTGTTGCAACTATTGCTGCTGATACTTCTATAGATTTAATAACTCCATATTCGTACTTTGGTCAAAATATTAACAACTTAGGTGCTGTAGCTTTATATCATTATAATTTGTCTGGGTTACCAGCTACTGAGGGTAGCAGATTTGCAGCAACTCACTTTAGAATAGGTTTTGACAATCAAGGTAAACTTACTGTTTGGAGTTCGTCTGATGGTGTCAATTTTATTGTAAGCAAATACTTATCTTCTGCTGCTGTAAATGGTGATTATAGACTTATGTATATAGGTCCAGATGCTGGATCGACATTTGAAAGTATATCAAAAGGGCAACTATCTCAAGCTCCTACAATGTATTTTAGATATATTGAGAGTCCAGATAATAACTTTGAATATCCTTTATTTGTTACTGAAGCTGAATCTAATTATTATGATTTAAATAATGGTGGTACTGGAACTAGTCATACACATACTTATGTTGATGACCCAACTAATACTACTTGGTATATGCCAGATAATGGAGCAACAATGACAGAAACTGTAGTTCCTTCTGGAGCTTATTTAACTTTCTTAAGTAATGCTGTAACTTATACTGAGATAACTAGTTTAACTGATTCGGATTTAACTCCTTCTGCTTTTACTTTTGGTGATATTTCACAAGAGGAAGGTACTTCTGTTAACTTACCGTTGTATCCAGCTGGAGCTTCTTTTAGTCAATCTGCAACGATAAACCCTAATACAAGTGGATTAGTATATAATACATCTAGTCACTACTTACAAGGAACTCTAACGGACGTAGGAGCTGATACAGTTTATACAGTTACAGTAATTAGAGCTAATTCATATGGTTCTACTACAAGTACATTTACTATTACAGCTACAGACGTACCAGTTGCTAGTACTTTAACTACACCTTGGAATAAAGCTGTTGTAGTTAATGGAGCTAATGAATATCTAATAGGTGTACATAATAGTAACTCATTTAATATTCTTAATATGGGAGGTATGAATAATGATGTATGGGGAGCTAACAATGGTAAAACATCTACAGATACAGATGCTAGACCTTGGAGTATTTGTCAAGTAGTTTATATAGACAATTCTCAACCACAATGTTATTTCTCACAGGCTGAAAATTATGCTAATGATAGAATCTCATTGAGTACTCACGAAACAGGAGCTGGTTCTAAGATAGAATTCTATTGGGGACGTTCTACGGGTATAAATGGTGCTAACAGTAATGGAGTACAATTCTTATTTGATAAGCCTTCTGACGGTTGGTTCGGTTACTACATAGATACTACAGGATTTAGACCTAATCAAGCTCAATCAAATACAACTGATTTAGCTGCCAACTTTAGATTTAAACAAGTTGATTTGTCTACAGGTACAGTAACAGATATTACAGGTACGTGGACGCTAGTTGGTGACGGTAGATTGAATAGAGGTCTTAACGGTGATTTCTACATAGGCAGAGAGTCTGGTAGTCAATCATTTAGTAGTACTGGTTCTTTGAAAGTAGCAGCTACATTAATATCTACATTGAAAAGAGATTTCTTATTACCTGACGATACAGAGATATCTATGCAAGTAAGGGATCCTCAACAATGGGGTATTGACTATAGAGTTGGAACTCAACAAAGACTAGCATATAATAACACCCCATATGCTTTTAATACATATCCTGAGAGATGCGTTTCATTATGGTTAATGGGAGATGGTGCTTTGGATAGCTATTCTAACAATTTAAGGAATGATGTTAAAACTTCAGACCAAACTTACACAATGTTAAGATTACAGAATATGGTATCTAACGATATAGAGAATGTAACGATTACAGGATTAACATAATAAATGTTTAATATAAGGGGCTGTTTAATATAATAGCCCCTGTATTAATTAATAATAAATAATATATGGGACATAAAACATACAGTAGAACTTCTCCTAAAGACGGAAGAAGAGCTACACTAGGTACTAATGGAAAGTACTCGAGATCAAATAATAAAGGATTCTTAATCAATCAGGGTATTGGTAATCTATTAGGTACTACAGGTGAAGTTCAATTAGTAAATAATAATACTGGTACTACTTTAACTGGTAATACTGGAGAAGGTGGATTTGAGTCAGGTGGTACAAACACAGGAGAAACTACAAATACTACTGGGACTGGATATACTATTGATAACAACGCTTATGATGGTAATAATGATGGTTACGGTACTGTAAGTATTTCAGGTGGTGTAACTACAGATTATGGATTTAATATGGTCGGTGAATACTCTATAGACATAAGACCTTTTGGTTCTTGGTCTGCTAATGCAACTGTATTTGAATACGCTGTTGAAAGACTTAATGTAGGTGAAACTACAGCTCTAGGATATCAATCTATGTTTAGTCAGAATGGTTTAGCTGATGGATTAAATGGATATGTAAGGTATAGGTCTGGATCAGATTCATACGTAAGTGTACAAGGTTATAGACAATCTCAATTAGATACTTTAACTAACGAAGGAGTTACTTTTAGGAGCTTACAAGCTTCTTGGGATCAAGATGAAGAAGATGAAACAGTATACTTAGGTAATAATACTGGTAGTATTTCTGTAGGTGATTCTTTATTTTCTGATGCTACAGGACAAATACCTTTAGCTGATGGATTAACTAATAATAGACCTAATAGATATTGGTTCGTTAAACCTGATCCTATTACAGACATTCCTATGATAACTAAAGTAACTAGTGGTGTAGTAACACATCATTATGCTTGGAATAGTGGTGTAGAAGGATTTAGAGGGTTCTCTGATCCATCTAAATGGAAAAAACAAGTATACTTAGGTAATAACATTTATAATAGCCCAGCTGACGTAAATGCTACTATGCAAGGTAAACAATATGTAGGTAATAATCCTGGTGGATCAATTCAAGTAATTAACGCATTTCAAGTGGCTGTAGATGAAGCTCAGGATATGCTTAATGATGGTTGGGCTATAACATCTAATAATAGTTCTAATTCATATCTTGATTTTAGAACTGATGATGAGCCTTATGCTGTAGGTAAGTTTTTATATAAATCTACGTTAAGTGGTACTTATTCTAATCAAAGGGTAATAGATAACTTAGAGATAGATGATCAAGAATTAACATATAGTGTTACTTTTAATGGTCAGACTTTTACTGTAGATAATACATATAAAGCAGAAGAGACTAGGTTTAAGTATTTGCCTTTAATGGGTAGTATGACTACTAACTTTAACTATGACTATAGAAATAAAGCTATAATAGTAATAGAATACAAGCCTATGACTGGTGAGATAGTTAACCAAGAGATAGTAGCTAAGAATAACGGATTAGCTAATCTACATGCAAGGACTTCAACAGGACAAGCAATAACATAGAGTATGTTTAACATAGAGGGGTGAAAACCAAACACTTTCACCTTTTCTGCGTTATATTAATTATAAAATAATAAATATGAAAGCAACAGAAATCATAGCAAAATTCAAAGAGGTTTTGTTATCAGCTGTAGGTTCAGAAGTTAAGGAAGAAGTTAAACTAGAAGAAGCTCCACAAGTTGAAGCTATTGAGGTGTCTCAAGAGGACAACGTAGAAACTTTAGAATTAAACGAAGAAGTATCAGCTATTGAAGTAACTGAAGAAGAAGTTATATCTGAAGATTTATCATCAGAAGTAATCGAAACTGAAGTTGAATTATCTGAAGAAGTATCTGAAGAAACTGAAGTTGAACTAGCAGAAGAAGCACCTGTAGAGGAAGCTCCTGTAGTTGAAGCAGTTAAAGAAGAATACGCATCTAAAGAAGAACTAGGAAGATTAAGTGCTGAAATCTCTGCATTAGCAGATTTATTAGAGAACATGAATCCTAAGAAAGATGTTCCTCAACAGTTATCTGCTGAAGAAATCATCGTTAAAGAAGAAGTTGAAGCAGAAGCTGAGGTTATAGCAATATCTCCTGAGTCAGAAGTTAAAGCTAACTTTAATCATTTAAATGTACCTTCGAATAAAGGTAATTCCACTAAAGACATCGTCTGGAATAAATTATTCAGTTAAAATATAAATAATAATAATAATAACAATTAAACAAAAAAGCTAAAATTATGGCAACTACTACAAGTATTACAACTACTTATGCTGGAGAAAAAGCAGCGTCTTTTATCTCGGCAGCACTTTTATCTTCTAACACTATCGAAAAAGGTGGTATGGAAGTTAAACCAAACATTAAATTTAAACAAGTATTAAGAAAGCTTTCTGTTGGTGATTTAATCGCTGATGGATCATGTGATTTTGATGCAACATCTTCTGTTACTTTAGCAGAAAGAAGTATCGAACCAAAAGAATTTCAAGTAAATCTTGCTCTATGTAAGAAAGACTTTAGATCAGATTGGGATGCTATCTCTATGGGAATGTCAGCACATGACAACTTACCAAAGACTTTTCAAGATTACTTATTAGCACACGTTGTTGCTAAAGTAGCTGCGAAAAACGAGCAAAACATATGGAACGGAGCTGATGCTAACGCTGGTGAATACGATGGTCTTTTAGCACTTTTTGCTGCTGATGCTGACGTATTAGACGTTGTTGGTACAACTATCGATGCATCTAACGTTATCGCTGAACTAGGAAAAGTAATTGATGCTATTCCAGCTGAGCTTTATGGTAATGATGAATTATCTATATACATCTCACAATCTTCTGCAAGAGCTTACGTAAGAGCTCAAGCTGCTTTAGGTTACAAAGATTTATATCACGTAGGTCAAACTTCAATGGATTTTGAAGGAACTAGACTTATGGTATGTAATGGTATGCCAGCTAACAAAATGGTAGCTGCTGAAAAAGGTAACTTATTCTTTGGTACTGGACTTATGTCTGATATGAATGAAGTTAAAGTTATCGATATGGCTGACATTGACGGAAGTCAGAATGTGAGAATCGTAATACGTTTTACAGCTGCTGTGCAATATGCAATCGGTTCTGAAGTAGTATTCTACGCATAATCATTAGATAAATAAATAATAATAATCTTTAATATGCCCCTCTTTAATATAAGGGGGGTTATATTATATAATACTTAAATAATATGAGCTGTGATATCACACTAGGAAGAAAAGAAGCATGTAAGACATCTGTTGGTGGACTTAAAGCTGTTTACTTCATAAACTATGATGGTGCTCTTTTAAGTGGTGCAACGTTTACAGGAGACTTAATGACTGCTGTAACTGCTGTAACTCCTTCATTTAAATATGAATTAAAGGGTGACAACAATACATTTGAAGAAGCTAATGAAAACTCAAGAGATAACGGAACTAGTTTCTTTACTCAAACAGGAGCATTAGTTCTTAAAGTACAAGATTCTGCTACTCAAGCTGAATTAACATTATTATCTTACGGTAGACCTCACGTAATTATAGAGGATCATAACGGTAACTTTAGATTAGCTGGTGCTAAGAATGGAGTTGAAGTATCTGTATCTACATCTACTGGTGGAGCTATGGGAGACTTAAACGGTTATAATCTTTCATTTGAAGGTAAAGAAATTAACATGTCAACTTACGTTGATTCAGCTCTTATGGGTGCTGTTGATGGATTTACTGTTACTGAAGGTGCTTAATAAGTTAACTAACTTTTAATATAAAATTAGACCTATACTTCAGTGTGTAGGTCTTTTTTTTGCTTTATATATAAGCCAAACAAAAACAACATTTTAGCGTTATAATACTATGATCATAACTAACACAAACAGCCTACAAGTATTCGATGCAATACTGAGGACAGACAATACATACGCTTCGAGCGAGATAACTATTAGCCTTATAGAAGAAGGTAGTAGTGTTGTTACTGAATTAACTCCTACTGCATTGGTTTATTCCAATAATAGTGTAGAGGTTTCTTATAGCATATCTACTGGAGAATTAATAGATGGTAAAACATATTTACTTACATTAAAAGATTCAATTGGTAAATTACTATTCAGAGATAAGTTACAAGTTAAAGATGAATATACGACTGATAATGCTGCTGAAAGGTTTAATATGCATGATACAGATTTCGTTTATATACAGGATACTAATACTTCTAATTACATTACTGTAGATACTTCACTATCTGGTGATAAGAACTTTATTCATAATCAAGCATCTGCTTCTACATCATGGTCTGTTTCTCATGGACTGGGTAAATTCCCTTCCATAACTGTAGTTGACTCTGGTAATTCAGTGGTAGTTGGTGAGATAACGTTTATAGATACTAATAACTTAACAATAAATTTCGCTTATTCCTTCAGTGGAAAAGCATACTTTAATTAATTAATAACAAATAAATAATAATAACTATGGCAATTAAATACCTAAGTAATATTTCCTTAGAAGGGAATGAATTACAGAACGTAAAAATTCATCCATTAGGAACTGCTCCTTCTGGTGCTCAAAGTAAATTGTATTACAATACAGCTAACAATGAGTTAATGGCACATGATGGTACTGCATGGTACTCAATCAACGGTCAAGTAGAAGCTATCTCAAGTGGAGATTCTTCTCTATTAACTATTGGTGGTACTGCTGCTGATCCAACTATTGACGTACAGACTGCTGCTATCGTTGATGGTGGAGCTGGTCTTGCAACTGCTGATCAAATTCATACATTCGTTACTAACGCAATATCTAGTTCTGCTGTATCTGAAACTGTAACAAGTTTAGCTCTTAGCTCTAACATATTAAAGTATACTGATGAAGATGGAACTGAAACTGATTTAGATTTATCTTTATATTTAGATGATTCTAACTTAGCTAGATTAAATTCTGGTTCTATTAACGGATCAACTGGTTTAGCTACATTCACAAGAAGTGATGCAAGTACTTTCACTATTGATATGTCTGACTTTTTAGATGGTATTACAGTTAATAATACTTTAACAAGTACTTCTACTTCAGAAGGTTTATCTGCTGCTCAAGGTAAAGTCTTAAAAGACCTTATTGATGCATTACCAACAAGCGATACTAACACACAATTAAGTGATGGTGATATAGCTACAATGGGATACATTAAAGATTACACAGTAACAGAAGCTGATGTAACTGCTCATGAAGCTGCTTTAACAGTAGGGTACAGTCAATTAACAGGTACTCCAACTATACCAACTAATAACAATCAATTATCTAACGGTAATGCATACATTTCTGATGTTGCTTTTGATGAAATTAGTGGAACACAATCTGACTTAAGTTTAAGTGGATTTACAAATGATTTAACTTTAGCTCCAAGTAATGCTGAGCAAAACGTACAATCTGATTGGAATGCTGCAAGTGGTGATGCTTTAATATTAAATAAGCCTAGTTTATTTGATGGTGCTTACGGTTCTTTAAGTGGAACTCCAACTATACCGTCTAATAATAATCAACTTACAAATGGTAATGCATACATTTCTGACTATACAGTTAGTCAAGCCGATGTAACTGGACACCAAGCTGCTCTAAGTATTACAGAGTCTCAGATATCTGATTTAAATCATTTCTCTGGTTCTTATTCTGATTTAACTAATGTACCTTCTACAATTGGTGCACAAGATTTAAGTATATCTGGTAATGCAATAAGCATCTCTGATGGTTCTGGTATTACATTATACGATCAAGAATTAGCTACTACTGATGATGTAATATTCAACAAAGTTGATGTTACTGATAAAGTATCTGTTGTTGAAACATATGCTGGAACTGATAGTTCTATACAGAATCCTACTATAAAAGCTAATCAAGAGACTACTGATGGTGGTTCTTTTAATATGGGTATGTGGTCTGAATCTAAAGCAACTGGTTCTAATAAAGCTGGATATAACTACGGACTTTGGTCTAAGTCTGAAATGGCTGGAACAGGTGGTTATGCTGGTGTGATTTATGGTGCTGCAATGGAAGCTAAATATTCAGGTTCTGATGCTGGTGGTGCTAATCCAACTTGGGCATCTGCTTACGGTTCTCAATCTAGAGCTAGAATAAGTGGTTCAGGTGATTTAGGATATGTAATTGGTAACAATACTTCTACTTTCTTACAAAATGCTAATGCAGACGTTCAATGGTTACAAGGTGCACACACAACTGTAGATTTAACTGCTGGTCACGTATCTGGTGCTATAGCTGTACAATTATTAGATTTTGATTATACTGCTGGTACTATTGAAGGAGACTTCGCATACCTACAGATTCAAAACGATACTGTACCTACGCCAAACACAGGAACTGCAAGAGCTATAAACGTTGATTCTACTTTACCTTCTAAATTTGGAGGTTTAATTGAATCTACTAGCTTTGTTAAAACTAGTGGTACTGCAAGTCAATTCTTAAAAGCTGATGGTTCTGTTGATTCAAGTGCATACATATCTGGATATACTGTTACTCAAGGTGACGTAACTGGACATCAAGCTGCTTTATCAATAACTGAATCTCAGATTAGTGATTTAAATCATTTCTCTGGAGCTTACGGTGATTTAACTGGTGCACCAAGTATACCAACAATTAATCATGCTTCTACAACTGTAGCTGGTATTGTTGAATTAGCTACTAATACTGAAGCTAAAGCTGGTACAGCAACTAATAGAGCTGTAACTCCTCAAGGAGCTTTACAATTAGCTGACCAACAAATAGCTGCTGATAAAGTTAATGTAACTATCGGAGATGGTAGTAATACAACTTTAACTGCAACTCACAACTTTGGAGATAAGAAATGTTTAGTTTCTATCACTGAAGTATCAAGTGGTGATGAAGTTTATGCAGAAGTAGTTAAGGCTACAAATAGCGTAAGCGTTGTATTCGCATCTGCTCCAGCATCTGGTGCATATGAAGTTAGCATGTTTAAAATGAGCTAATAATAATAATAATAACTAGAATCTACCCTCTTTAATATAGGGGGTAGTATTCTTTAAATAATAAAAGATATGAGTGTTAAATTTGTACAAGACGTAGAAGTAACTTCAGGGAAAATAGAATTAACTAATCAAACTGCTAATGAGATAGTTTGTAGTGGTAACCTTGACTTAATTTCTGATGATAATACTAATGATACTTTAGATATAGGAACTACTACCCAAAGTTGGAAAGGTGTTAATATTAATACTGGTAGTTTAGCTGTTAGAGAGCAAAGTGGTTCTGGATTTGTAACTATGACTCCATCTACTAATTTAGTTTATGTAGGTACTGGTGGTGGATATAAAATTCAAAGTGGAACAAGTTCACAGTTCTTAAAGGCTGATGGTTCTGTAGATACTACAACTTATGCAACTGGTACTATACCAACCGCAACAAGTGATTTAACTAATGATTCAGGGTTCTTAACTGATGCTTCTGATTTCGTTACATTAAGTGGTGGAAGTCAAACTATAGCTGGTGATAAAACATTTACTGGAACAACTAAGTTTGGTACATTTGGAAACTTAAACACTTCAACTGATGTAGGTATGCAGTTCGAGCTTGGTACAACAGCGTTAAATACGATGCGTACTGATGCTGATGCATTCAGAATATACTTTGGTGGAACATCGTCCAATGGTGAAGCTCTAAAGATACTACAGACAGGTGAGATGACATTAAAGACTCAAGGTACTACAGAATACAAGTGGGACTTAGATGGAGATTTTCACGCAGATGGAGATGTTATTGCTTATTCTACTACAGTATCTGATAGAAACTTAAAAGAGAATATCAATACAATAGAGAATGCAACTGAGACTGTTAAGAAACTTAGAGGTGTTCAATATGAATGGAAACAAGGTAGTGGTAAAAGAGAAGGTCAAACTGAAATTGGAGTTATTGCTCAAGAAGTAGAAGAAGTTCTACCATTCTTAGTAAGAGAGAAAACAATAAAAGATAAGAAAGTTAAGACTGTTGATTATGAAAAAATGATAGGATTACTAATAGAATCAAATAAAGAATTATCTGACAGACTTGATAAGTTAGAAGGATGTTCTTGTAAAAAATAATAAATATGGCATTACAATCAAGTGGACAAATAAGTTTAAATGATATACGAGCAGAATTAGGTGCAGCTACTACAAACGTAAGTTTAGGTGCCATGTCTGATACTGCTGGTTTTGCTGCTCAAGATAAGATATCTGATTTTTACGGATATAGTGATGGAGGAACAGAGTTTTTAGCTGGTGCAAGACAAACCAGTTCTTTTACTGCTTGTTTTCAGAGTCAGAATCAAACATTCTATCATAACGATGCTGGTAGTAATGGTGATACTTACCCAGCTACAAATGATTACATTTACAGTGATTCAGCTATGACATCAATTGTTACTTCTGGTTACTATAGATGTGATTCCCCAGCTTTTGAATGGTTTAGAACAAATGGATTTGGTAGAATTTATCAATCAGGATTCTGTTAGACGAACAAAAACGCACTTTTTGCGTTATATAAGTATATAAAAATAATAACAATAATATGGAAAATAATAATAATGTAAGAATGCTTAATTTATCAGCATATCAAGCTCCAGTAGTGGAAGAGATTGTAGGTAAAGAATGGATATCTTATGGTGAGAATAATGATTACTTTGATACTCTTATATCGAGATATTTAGGTTCTCCTACTAATAGCAGATGTATTAACGGTATTGTTGATATGATTGCTGGTAGAGGATTAGAGTGTACTGATTCAGATACTCAACCTGAAGCTCATGCTAAGATGAAATTGTTATTAAAGAAAAGAGAAATAAAGAGAGTAGCACATGATTATAAAATGTTAGGTCAAGCTGCTGTTCAATTAATATATAATAAGAGTAAAACTAAAATAGTTAAGATAGTTCACCATCCAATGGAAACTCTTAGAGCTGAAAAATGCGATAAGAATGGAACTATAGCTGCTTATTACTATCATCCTAAATGGGCTGAATTAAAGCATAGCGATTCTCCAAAAAGAATACCTACATTTAGAAATGGTACTAAAGGTCAGAAAGTAGAGTTATATATATTTAAGCCTTATAGATCAGGTTTTTATTATTACTCTCCAGTTGATTATACTGGATGTTTACAATATGCTAACTTAGAAGAAGAAGTTTCTAATTATCATATTAACAATATTAAGCAAGGGTTACAACCTACGTTATTAATGAACTTTAATAATGGAGTACCTAATGCTGAAACACAAGAAATGATTGAAAGAAAGATATATGATAAGTTTTCTGGATCATCTAATGCTGGTAAGTTTATACTAGCCTTTAATGATAGTCAAGAAACTGCTGCTGATATCCAACCTATACATTTACCTGATGCTCATGCTCAATATCAATTTATGAGTGATGAAGCTACACAGAAGATTATGTTAGGACATGGTATTGTATCACCAATATTATTAGGTATTAAAGATAATACTGGATTTGGTAACAATGCTGAGGAATTAAGAACAGCTGCTGTATTAATGGATAACGTAATTATTAAGCCATTACAAGACGGTTTATTAGATGGGTTTGAAGAAATACTATCATTCAATAAGATTAACCTTGATTTATACTTTGTAACTATTCAACCAATTGAATTTACTCAATTAGAGAATATATCTACTTCTATTAAAAGAGAAGAAGAAACTGGAGAGAAAACAGAAGATGCTGATAAATCAACTAAAGAAGAAGGAAAATAATTATGAAAGCACTATTTATAAATATAGATGACTTAAAAAGAAAGTCAATACTAAGTGGTAATCTGGATGGCGATAAAGTCATTCAGTTTATCGAGGTAGCTCAAGATACTGCTATTCAAAACTACTTAGGTGGTAAGCTGTACGGAAAGTTACAAGACTTAATTATAGCTCAATCATTATATGATGCTGTTAATAACGATTATAGGGTACTTTTAGAGGACTATATTAAGCCTATGCTTATATGGTATACTCAAGCTAATTATCTTCCATTTGCTGCGTTTACCGTAAGTAATGGAGGTATATTCAAAAGAAGTCCTGAAGGTACAGAATCTGTAACTAGAGAAGATTTAAGTATGTTAACTGCAAAGGTAACTGATACTGCTGATTTCTATACACAGAGATTTATCGACTTTATGAATTTCAATAGTACTCTATACCCAGAGTATACAGGAAATCAAGATGGAGATATGTATCCAGATAGAGAGGTACAATACACAGGATTCGTATTGTAAGATGTTTAACATGATACCCCCTATATGTTTAATATAAGGGGTGTTTAATATGATACTATGATTAAATTATATAAAGCAAAAACAGATAATGTTCTTAAGTTAAAAGAATATCTAAGTAAAATAATAAGCTCTGACTCGAAGGGTAGCGATAAAATCGAGAAGAAATAAAAATGCTTGATTGTTAGGAGTGACAGTAAAGACAGATTATTAATCAATTAATATTTCTAATAATTAAACTAATGAGTAAACTAATAGACGTAATACTAAACTGGACATTTGGTTCACTGAAGTCTATGATATTCAAAAGAAGACTAACTAAGAAGATACTAAGACTAAAATATCACATGATGTTTAGAGTGATAGAAACTACTAGAGCTAGGATTAAACACCAGAAGTTTTATAATAATAAAGAATTTGACTCTACAAAGTCTCAAATGTTTGTAGATTTCATGAACTTTAAATTAGATACTGTAAGGGATGAATTTCAGAATTTAATATTACAAGCAGCTAAGTCAGTTGATAATGACATGCTGAAGGATCAAGTTTATAATACTATGACAAATACTGTCAAGGTATATATAAGCAAAACAAAAATGTGCTTCATTGAAAAAGGTATTCCTTATGATGATGCAACAGAGATAATAACATTGTTTGAGAAATGGAGAGAAGAAACGATAACAGTTATTTCAAATGAGATAACAAATATATTCGCTTCTAGTTACCATAGTACAAAGTATGAAAACTTATTAGCAGTATTAGGAGCTATTTCGATAGCTATTGCTTTAATACCTAAAGATGGTGTTGCAGCATTTAATGCTATTAATGGTAAATTCATGGAAACTAAATACAAGGATAGATGAGAAAAATAGATTTGATAGTTGTTCATTGTTCAGCTACTCCAGAAGGTAAACATTTCAGTACTGATACAATCAGAGACTGGCACGTCAAAGAAAGAGGATGGTCAGATATTGGTTATCATTACATTGTTGAGCTAGATGGGAAGGTAATTTCAGGGAGACCTGTACAAAGAGCTGGTGCCCACGTTAAGGGCTATAATAGAAGTAGTATCGGTATTTGCTACGTTGGTGGTATGACTGCCGATATGAAGTCACCTAAAGATACTAGAAACAAGGAACAACTAGAATCTATTGAATGTTTATTATGGGAGTTAAAACATGATTATCCTAATGCTATAATTAAAGGGCATAGGGATTTTAGTACAAAAGCTTGTCCATCATTTGATGCGACAGTTGAATATAATTATATAAGTTATGGGAAAATATAAAGAAGATAACGGAACTACAAGAGTTGGTGACTTTCTAAGAGACATAGATGTTAGCAAATCATTAGAGGTAGTTGGTAACCTTGTTAAAGGTGATATAAATGGTGCTATCGATGCTATTACAGGAGCTGAGTCAATTAGTCCTGAGCAAAGAGAACATGCTTTAAAAGTGATGCAATTGGATATAGAAGAAATGAAGTCTGTCTCGAAGAGATGGGAAGCTGATCTTAAATCTGATTCAACATTAGCTAAGAACGTTAGACCTTTGAGTTTAATCTTTCTTACAGTAACAACAGTAATATTAATATATCTAGATTCATTTAGTGTGGAGATATTAGTACCATCTGAATGGATTGAATTATTGAAATCATTATTACTAGGTATCTATATTGCATACTTTGGTAGTAGAGGATTAGAAAAATATAGAAGTATAAAGTAATTGTTTAATATAATAGGGATATGAAGTGTGTAAAAATAAGTAAGGATCATCATAGAATAAGTATAAATGATGTAGATGTAGTATTAGAGAGGAGCGAAGTTAGACACTTAATACAAGTACTAGATAATAGTATTGATGTATGTCAAGCAAAAGAAGTTGAAGCTATATCTAAAGATGATTACATGAAGATGATTGCTAAAGCTAAAGAAGATGCTTTATCAGATAATGATGAGGATTGTGATATGTGTGGTGCTTAACACAATACAACTATAAACAACCTTTTAACAGAATAAGTAATATATAAAAAGATAGAAAAAGTAGAGTTACATTTAATTATGTAGCTCTTTTTTCGTTTAACATAGTACCCAGAGAATTATAACCACTTATACTGTTATAATCTAACGATGTTTAATATTATGTTTTTATTTATATATTATATTTAGACTAAACTAAAGTATTAGAAAATGGTACAAAGGTATAACAAAAGGTGTTACGATCCAAATAAAAAGCATGACAATTTGTCTTAATACAGCATGACAATATTTCATGAAAATAAATGCATAAAAGTTTGGTGGTTCGGAATATAAGTTGTATATTGCACGTATAATAATAATAAAACAATAGAATATGTATTACTTTATATCAATAATAATTACTATAGTAGCCTTTGTACTAGGATACACAGTTGGATATCATTTAGGAGAAGCTATGGAAGTATTAAGAAAATACGATGAAGAAGCAACTAAGTAACACAGAAGGTTTAAAGTATCTTAAGTGGTCTGACTTTGATTGTCCTTTAGAAGAAGGATCAGGATATAGATTCATGGAAAGATTACCAGTACTTATATTGGATATGTATATAACTAAAACTAGATACAATATAAATGTATTAGAAGGTTATATGTCTCCTAAGTACGCAGATAAGATTAAACCTAGTAGGTCTTCACATAGAGTGGGACATGCTATTAGAGTTAGTATAACTGCACCTGACAAGAGAATGAAGTTTATTGCATTCCTTATACATCAAGGTGTTAGAAGAATTGGATTTGATGAAGTATCTGTTTACTATGATACTGATGATTTGAAGAGACCGTTTTTAACCTACGGATTTAAAGGTTAAATGATTGGGGGTATAACTCAGCTGGCTAGAGTATCTGCCTTGCACGTAGAAAGTCGTGGGTTCGAATCCCTCTACCTCCACGTTTTTATTTTGTTTTTAGTTGAATCAAACACTTATCTTAATCAGGTAGGTGTTTTTTTTTGCTTTATTATTTGGTGGTTCGTATTATATTTACTATATTTGTATCATCAATAACACTAAAACAATATAACTATGACAACAACACACTTAGAATTAATGGGAATTACTTATAACGTAATCTACGAACAAGAATACAACTCAGTATACATTTACGATGTTAAAGAGATTGACAATCCTTTCTTAGGATCAGATGAGAACCCTACTTATAAAGATGGTGAGTTATGGGGATACTTAACAGAACAATTAATAACTACATATACAGATGGTTTGATATATAACAATTCATCATGGTAAAAAAGAATAAATTCAAGAAAGCATATATACAATTTAAATATATGCGTAGAAATAGATTAACTAAAACAGAAGCTTTAGCATGGTTCGGAACAAGTTTATTATTCTTCGGTCCTTACTTATTACAATACAAAATAGGTTTTATACTTAATGCATTTGGTATTATGTGTTTAACTCCTCAAGTACTAAAAGCAAAACAATGGAATCTAGTAATACTTAATGTAGTAAGTTCAACTGGATATTGGTTACAAATCTTTAATATAATATAATATGGACGAAATAAACTTTCACAATAACTTTCAATTACTAGGAGACCTACTTAAAGGATTCAGTGGTAAGGATAAAGATAAAGCAGATAAATACATTAAAGCACTTAATGAAATATACTTTTATACTAATTCAGCTTGGATGAGTAAGAAAAATGTAGATGCTAATTATGATGATCTAAGAGAGAGATTTATAGAAGTATCAAATAAATATAAAGATTTCTTATAAAACATTTGGTAGTTCGCAATATATTATGTATATTTGCATAACGATAATAACTAAAACAATATAATATGACAATATCAGAAAAACTATTACAAGTTCAAGGTAATCTAAAAGCACCTAAGAATCAAAGAAATAACTTCGGTAAATATAACTACAGAAGTTGTGAAGATATACTTGAAGCTTTAAAGCCACATTTATTAAATGTAGAAGCCTCTTTAATGATAACAGATGAAACAGTAGAAATTGCTGGTATTCCTGTAATAAACGCAAGAGCAGTCTTCTTTGATAATGAAGGTAAGATTGAAGTAACTGCACAAGCTGGTATCGATCCAAATAGAAAAGGTATGGATATAGCTCAGTCATTCGGTTCATCATCTAGTTATGCTAGAAAATATGCCTTAAATGGTTTATTCTTAATTGATGATACTAAAGATGCTGATGCTACAAACAACCATGACAAGAAGGATTCACCAACAGTTTGGTTAAACGAAGGTTCAGCAGAATTTGATAGAGCTAAAGCTAAATTAAGTTCAGGTGAATTAACTATGGCAGTATTAAAGACTAAGGTCTTAATGAGTAAAAAAGTAGAAGGTCTACTAAACAATTAATTATAACTAAAACACAAAAACTATGAGCGCATTATTAAATTTATCAATTGACGTAGCAAATTTACCGAAAGAGAAGTTTGTTAAAGGAAAGAACGGAAAAGTATATTATAACTTTACTGTTAGTATTAACGATGAGACTAATCAATTTGGTCAGAATGTATCAGCATTTGATTCACAGACTAAAGAAGAGAGAGAAGCTAAAAAGCAAAAGACTTACTTAGGTAACGGTAAAGTAGTTTGGACTGACGATTCTATCGTTGTAGCTGTAAGACAAGATCAGGATGCTCCTAAGCCAGCTCCAGCACCAGCTGTTGAGACTGCTTCAGGTGATGATTTCCCTTTCTAGTAGTACATTAAAATAAATAGGGGAGTTTGATCGCTCCCTTATTAACTAAGACTAAAAACAAAGTATTAATAAAAACAAACTAAGATATGACAGAGGATTTAGAAGTAAAGAATATGTATTTCGATAAGTTAGCAGAAGACTTATTCATTGATGCAGAGGAAGAAATATCTTACCCACCAGTAGCTATCTCATTAGGAGAAGCTATGACTCATACACCAGCTGGTACTATTAGTTATCCAGTGCCAATAGGTACATATGGAAACTTTAGTTTTGTACAAGCTCCACCTAAATCTAAGAAGACTTTCTTTATTAGCCTATTAGGATCAGTATATTTATCTGGTTCAAATAACTTTGGTGGTAATATTAAAGGACATAGAAATGATGAATGTTTAGTACATTTTGATACAGAGCAAGGTAGATTCCATGCACAGAAAGTATTTAGAAGAGTATTGGATATGAATAAAGGTGAAGATGCTGGATGTTATCATACATTCGGTTTAAGAACATTAGGATATAAAGAGAGAATAGATTTTATAGAGTATTACTTATATAATAAATTAGAGAATAAATGTGGTGTTGTTATCATTGATGGTATAGCCGATTTAGTATCTGATGTAAATAACTTAGAGGAATCTAATGCAGTAGTACAAAAGATAATGAAATGGTCAGCAGAATTAAACTGTCATATAGTAACTGTAATTCACAGTAACTTTGGTAGCGATAAGCCAACTGGTCATCTAGGTTCATTCCTAGAGAAGAAAGCAGAGACTCAGATTCAATTAGAGGTTAACACCGTAAATAAAGAATTAGTAACTGTATCATGTAAGAGATCAAGAGGGTTTCCTTTTGAGACATTTAGCTTTAAAGTAAATAATCATGGATTACCTGAAGTTGAAGGTGATTTGTTTGATGTACTAGAAGGCACTAACTTTAAGAAAGTAAAGTATGATAACTAAATTTAATACACCTTTTGCAGTATATCTACCCAGAGTTAAGTCTAAGGATAAAAGAATAGCAATGAACTTAAATACCTATAGAAATTTACATTTCTTGGTAAACAATCAGGCTAAGAAAGTATACAAAGAGTTAATGAAGGATCAGTTAGACGGACTAGAGATAGAGACTCCAGTTGAAATTACATATCAAGTATTCAAGCCTTCCAAGAGAAGCTTAGATAAAATGAACGTAGTATCAATTGCAAGTAAATTCTTTTTAGATGCAGTAACAGAGTATGGATGTTGGGATGATGATAATGATGACAATGTAAAGACAGAGATAATACTACCAACAGAGCTTGACAAGGATAATCCTAGAGTCGAGATAACTATAAAAACAATATAAATATGTATGTAACAAGCAGATTAATAGTAGGATTCGTATTCGGATTTGAAATAGTAACAGTTCAAGAAACTGAAGAAAGTTCATATAATGTATACAAACTAGATTTAGGTTTCGTTAGTATTAATATGATACCTACCGCATAATGATCCTAGAGAAACTAGCAAAGAACCACTCAACGTGGAACAGAATGGTCTTAGGATTTGGAGCGAACCCTTCAATTGCAGAAGATATAGTACAAGACATGTATATAAAGATTCATGATTTAGTAGAGAGAGGTAAAGATATAACTTATGGTGATGATGATGTAAATAAGTTTTATGTGTACTTAACTCTTAAATCTCTTCATGGAGATTATTACAGACAGAAAAATAAATTAACAGTATATTCAACGGATGATAATCCAGAGGAAAACAAATATGATTTGATATCTAGTAATGAAGATTACAATGAGTCAGAGCAAGATGCGTTTGATAAAACATACTCTAAGGTCGTCAAGGTTTTAGATGGGTTACCTATATCAGATAACTATCCATACTTTAAGAATATATTTATAGGATACAATACAAGAGAGCTATCTATGAGAAGAATGGCTAAAGAAACAGGTATCAACTTAAATAGTATTTTTAATACATTGACTAAAGTAATGAATATAGTTAGAGATGAATGTGGCGAAGATGTCGCTGACTTCTTTAACAAAGATTATCACTTAATTAAATAATAAATTATGACAAAGAAAAAAAGAGTAAGTAAACCTAAGGTAAGTAAAGGTCTTGGAGATACAGTAGAAAAAGTATTAAAAGCTACAGGTATTGATAAGATTGCTAAGTTTATACTAGGTGAGGATTGTGGTTGTGATGAGAGAAAAGCTTTATTAAATAAGCTCTATCCTTATCAGAAACCTGAATGTTTAACAGAGAAAGAATATAAAGTTCTAGATAAACACTTTAAGAAGTACCCAGACAATACGACTGGAACGCTTAGAGCAGAGTTACTTAGAGATTTGTATCTTATCTACAATAGAGTTATGCATCAGACTAAGAAGCCTAGTAACTGTCCTTCATGTGTAAGAAATGTATTAAGTTCATTAAAGAACATATACTTAACTTACGAAGATAAATAGTAAATAATAACCTCATTTAGTAAAATAAGTGGGGTTTTATTTGTTTACTCGCATTATAATTACTATATTTGTATGGAACAATAAAAACAAACACTATGACAATACAAGAAAGAGCACACAATTTTGCTTGGGCAAGATTAGAAAAAGCAAAGAACAACGTAAAGAACTTTGATTGGGATGGATACCCTATAGTATCTAAAGAACAAATCAATTTAGTATATTCAGGATTCGAAATAGAATTAGAATTAGCTAATTATATATACACAACCTTAGAATTAAATAGATAATATGGAAACATTAGTAGTAAATAATGAACGTATAGTTATCAATACAGAAGGTGAATTCTTCATGCAACATTTAACATATATACTAAGTAAGTATCCTAGTGATGCAGTAGTATGCTGGTCAGAATGTACAGAGGAAGATTTAAATCAATACAATATTCCTTCGAGAATGAGATAATAATAGCTAATTCATTTGGTAGCTCGCATAATATATCGTATATTTGCGTATAACAATAAAACAAAAACAATATGAACTTTAAACAATTAACAGACGTAGACAAAGAATTGATCAAAGTATCTTACAGAAGAGAAGATTCTAAGTCTAAAGCACAAAATCAATTAGCATCTACATTTGGTGTTACTACTAGAACAGTTAGAGCATGGGCTCAGAACTTAGGTTTAACTGGAGACAATACAACTACAGACTCTTTCAGAGTAATGATATATGATATTGAAACATCTAGAGTAAACGCTAAAGTATGGTGGACTGGTAAACAATATGTTGGTCATAAGAACTTAACATCAGAACCTAAGATGATATCAGTATCATGGAAATGGTTAGGAGAAGATAAGATTCACGCTTTAACATGGGATAAAGATCACTGTGATAAAGCTATGATTGAAAAGTTTATGGTAGAATATAATTCTGCTGATATGATTGTTGGTCAAAATAATGATAGATTTGATAACAGATGGTTAAATGCAAGAGCAATGAAACATGGTATTCACTTCAATACATTTATTAAGTCGTTTGATATAATGAAGCAGACTAAGAGATTATTTAGATTACCATCTTACTCTATGGATTATATAACTAAGTTTCTTAACGTAGAGAACAAACAGACTCACGAAGGTATTAAGATGTGGGATATGATTCAAGAAGGTACTAAAGCTCAACAGAAAGAATATCTACAGAAAATGGTAGATTATAATGTTGGTGATATTGTATCTACTGAAGCTATGTATATTACATTAAGAAAGTATATGGGGCATAAAGTACACTTTGGTGTATTAGCTGGTCTACCAAAATGGACATCACCTTCTGATGGTACTACTGATGTATTCTTATACAGAACTACTTGTACTCCTAACGGAACTATTCAACGTATAATGCAATCTAATACAGATGGTGTTCAATACAAGATTAGCAATGGAGAGTATATGAAATTCTTTAATGCATAATGGATATATATAGATGCACAAGCGACACTACAGATTATATGTCTGAGTGTTGCTCTGCTTCTGCTGATGGTCACATATGTGAGCTAGAAGGTAGATGCGCAGACTGTAAAGAAATGACAAGTTTTATAATAACCGAATAAATAAATATATATATGAAATACAATACAGCAAGTTACAGATGTCCTTTGACACAAACTATAATTGGATATTCCACACCTAATGAATTACCTGAATCTATAGTTAGAGATGGTATGACTTTAATAAAAGAGTAATGACACCAATAATAATAATAGGAATAATAATGATAATCTTTCAAATAAGAGCTATCTATTACGCTTACACTAAAAACTAAACATATGAAATTCGATAAGAAACATACAATTGCCCAAAGAATGGGTAGAATGGAAAAAGTATTAAGTCAATTATACGTAGCTATGGTAGATTTAAATGCAAGAATAACAACCTTAGATGGTGGAAAAGTAAGTGAAACAACTAAAACAAAAAAATAATATGAAAAACATAATAATAGGATTAACAGTATTAAGTATATTAAGTTCATGTCATAAAGATGAACACACACACGATATAGTATTTCCAACTACAGACGTTAGATTAAACGTAGATAGTCAAAGTAGGTCTAATGTAAATAGAGATGATGTCCCTGTTACTGTAGAGTCTATAAGTGTTGAAGTTACTTCAGCGATAACAGGTACAGTTGTATTAGCTGACTATGATTTAGTAGATGATGGATCAGGAGTTGATGGATTTGTAGTTGCAGATGTACCTTTAGGTGCTAATGATTTTACTGCGTTAACAACTGCTTCTGGTAGTCAGGTTTATAATTCATTAAATATAAATCAGGATGCTATATTGGAAGATGTTTTAGATGACAAAAAGAGTCAAGTACCTTACGTTATATTTGAAGGTGAAACTTTAGATGCAGACATTACAGGAGACAATGATTTTATTAACATTGATATGAATACTAATTACGGTAGAATTATTACTTTAATAAAGATGGATGATAGTTTAACTGATGATTATTATTATTCTATTACTGTATTTACTAACCAAGAAGTAGCAGAACTAATGACTTTCACTAACTCTAATAAGAGATATTTATCTATGTGGTCTAATATTGATTCTGTAGATGGTCAAGTTCAAATACATACTGTAAGAGTATACGCTAAATCTAATGATGTAGAGATAGTTAATTACGATATAGTATCAACTGTAACTGCTAGCGTTGGTCAAACTAATGTATACACTATATTAGCTGATAGCCTTCAAGCTGAAGAGTCAGGTTTAAACTTTACATTCCAATCATGGAGTGAAGTTGACGGTGGAAACTAAAAACAATTACCATGAAAAGAAATAAGAAGATTAACCACGAGATAGGAATATTATTGCTAATGTGTTTAGCAGTATTACAAATATCACAAATACATATGTAACTATGAGCGATAGCATAAAGAAGTACGAAGAATTAGTTGGTGAATTACCTACTATATCAGTTGCACAACAAAGAAAAGATACCCCTATATTTTCAGGGGTATTAAATTACTTCCCTGATGCTATTAGAGAAGTAGCTATATGTTCTAGAATAGGTAATGAGCAACATAATGCTGGTAAGCCTTTACACTGGGATAGAAGTAAGTCAGGTGATGAATTAGATGCTTTAACAAGACATCTTATGGAAGCTGGCACAATGGATACAGATGGAGTTAGGCATTCTACTAAGGTAGCGTGGAGAGCTCTAGCGAACCTACAAAAAGAGATAGAACTAACATATAAAACTAAATAATTATGGTAATATTAATTGATGCAGATACTATGATATTTGCTAGTGCAGTAACTTCAGATACACTTGAAGAATGTATTGACAAATTCACATGGAGTTATAGAAACTTAATGAAAGATATCATGAATACATATGAACCTGATGGTGTATATATATTCTCTGGTAGTAGAGGTAACTTCAGAAAATTAATTACTCCTAACTATAAAGCCAATAGAAAGAAGCAGTCACTCCCTGAGCATTTGTTTGCATTACATAATCATGTTAAGACAGAATATAAGTCTATAGTTGGTTATGGTGTAGAGACTGATGATATGATTGCTTCATACTGGTTTAGAGCTTCTGAAAAGATAGGTAGAGATAAGGTGATGATTGTTGCAGTTGATAAAGACTACAGACAATTCCCTTGTTTATTCTATAACTATAAGAAGAAAGAGCTTGAAGATATAACTGAAAGTGAAGCTATGTTTAACTTCTATGAGCAAATGGTAGTTGGAGATACTGCTGATAATGTAAATTACCTAAAAGGATATGGAAAAGCTTACGCTAAGAAACTATTCGCTGATTGTGATTCACAATACTTATATACTAAAAGACTCTATGAGTTATTTAAAGAAGTATACAGAGGTAAAGCAAAAGAGAAGTATATTGAATGCTATAACCTATTGAAATTAAGAACAGATTGTTAACATATAAAAACTAAAACTATGAACTCAGTATTAAACGATACAATAAAAGAATATTACTTAATGGTTAAGTATGATTTAGAAGATGGATGTACAGAAGAAATGGTACATGTAGGTCTAAGAGAATTAGAAGAAGAAGAGAATTACTTAGCATGTGCTGGTGTTCAAATGGCTTTACAAGAGCACTTAACAAGACAAAAAGATGCTTCTAACGAGTCTTTTGATACTTTAATAGAGGAGATCATTAATGGCTAAAGCTAAACAGGAAGCTAAGAAAAAGCTTAAGATAGATAATTGGGATTTGCATCAGAAATCATTAGTCTGGTGCATTCGCAATCACTATAGAATATATCCTCAACAAACTCCTATGTTAGAATGGGAAATAGTAGTTGAAATGGGTGTAAAGAAAGCTATAATGGAAGAGAAATATAAAAAGGGAGATATACAATATGGTATATATCAGACACTTAAGACAATCTACCTAAAACATAATGACTACTAATACGTTATATATACATGTCAAGAAAACAAAGAAATTCATCAGAGGAAATTAAACCAACTGATGGCAGAAAAAATAATAGTAGATTACAAGCTAAGCCTTTATCTACTAAAGATAAGTTGTTACCAGCTAAAAGTAATGGTGCTAAGAAAGAACGTATCTCATCGTATGCTGTATCGGCTATGAAAGAGGTGTTTGGTTCTGAAAAAGAAGCATTCATTAACCTAGCTAAATTAGGTAAGGATAACTTTAATCAAATGAAGTTACTATTAGAGTATGCTTATGGTAAACCTTCTGATAGTATTAATGATAAGGCAGTAGGTAATAAGATATCTGCTCCAGTAATTAACTTCTTTAATCATAATGAACCTAAAGATGATGAAGATATAATCGATATAACAAATGACTAATATAAACTTAAATCCAAAATACATACCTCTATTTCAATCTGATGATAGATATTACGTTATTACAGGTGGTAGGGGTTCAGGTAAATCATTTGGTATTTCATTGTTCTTATTGAATCTAACATATGAAAAAGGTCATAAGGTGTTGTTTAGTAGATATACATTAATGTCTGCTCAAACTTCTATTATACCTGAATTTATAGAGAAGATAGATTTGATGGATAAGAATAGTGATTTTAGAATAACTAAAGATGAGATAATTAACTTAACTACAGGTAGCTCAATTATGTTTAAAGGTATCAGAACATCATCTGGTAACCAAACTGCTGCTCTTAAGTCTTTAAATGGCGTTACAACGTTTGTATTAGATGAAGCAGAAGAGTTAATTAATGAAGATGACTTTAATAAGATTGACTTCTCTATTAGATCACAACTTAAACAGAATAGATGTATACTGGTATTGAATCCAGCTACTAAAGAGCATTGGATATACCAAAGATTCTTTCAGTTTAGGAATGTAGAAGGTGGTTTTAATGGACGTAAAGAAGATACTACTTATATACATACAACGTATTTAGATAACAGAGAACATTTATCTGATTCGTTCCTTAAGCAGTTATATGAAATGAAGATGAGAAACCCTAGTAAGTATGAACATACTGTTATGGGTGGATGGCTAGCTAAAGCTGAAGGTACTATAATTAGAAACTGGAAAGTTGGAGACTTTGTACAAACAGAAAAGATGTGTTATGGTCAAGATTATGGATTTTCCAATGATATGAGTACACTTGTGAGAATTTCGATAGATACAGAAAATAAACGATTATATGTACAGGAACAGTACGGAAAGACTAATATGTCTACTTCTGAGATAGCAATGAAAAATAGAAATATTTGTGGTACAGATTTAATTATTTGTGATAACTCTGAGCCACGTTTAACAAATGAACTTAAGCAATTAGGATTGAATGTTAAACCTACTATAAAGAAGAAAGGTTCTATACTGTCTGGTATTGCATTGATGCAAGATTATCAGATAATTGTAGATAGAAAATCTAACGCTATAATAAGAGAGCTAAACAATTATGTTTGGCATGAGAAAGGAGAGAAACCAATTGATCGTTGGAATCACTTTATGGATGCGATTAGATATGGATTACAATACTTAGTACAAGGTCAGATGTCTGGCAAATATGTAATAAGATAATGAATTACCCTCAATACTTAATTGTGTTGGGGGTTTTTTGCGTTTATAGGGGATGTTTAATATGATGGGGTGTTTAATATGATGGGTGGGAAAATATATCTCTGTGTGTTTAACATGATGGGGGGTGTTTAACATGATACCCCAAAATTAACCTCTTTATGTAGAAATTAGGCATAAATATTGTATTATCAATTATAAGCCTGTTTAAGAGCTTTAAATCAATGTAAATGTATACTACTATCAAAAGATTTAGATAATAGAAGTTAAGCCTATTAAAATAACCAGTTATTTTGTAGGCGCGTTAAAATAGGGCAATTCTTTACCCTCTCGCCATATTTCAGCGATTTGGCAAACATACAATAAATATTACGAACCACCAAACAATATTACTATATAGAATCATTATAAATAACGATAATATTATTGTTTATATGTAAATTAGTTGTATCTTTGGGTAATAATAATAGTATAACCTAATATATATAATATGAAACATAACAAAGTAAATAACTTCTTTAGTAAATTAATAATAGTATTTGCATTCTTATTGGTGACAAATATGTTTAGCCAAAGATTGATAGATACTAATGAAAAGTATGAGCATAGTATTTATATAGGTAAAGGTTTGAACGATTGCTCTGTAAGGGCTTTAGCTAGTTTGGATAATATAAAGTATAACGAATCATATAATATATTAAAAGGTTTAGGCAGAAAAGACAATGAAGGATTTGACCTAAGGGTAATATTACAACACTTAAAAAATAATGGTAGGTTTAATAATATGACCCCATTAATAAAAGATAAAGGCATTACTATTAGACAGTTAATAAATGCAAATGTCTTAAATAAAGATACTAATTATTTAGTAATGAGTGAAGCGCATATATTCACGGTTAAATTCAACGGTAAATATTGGGTAACTTATGGTAACTATAATGATTTAGATAATGTAATATTTCATTTAATAAGTATAAATAAATTAGGATAGTAATATAAATAGTATTATCTTTGAGTATAATTAATAATAACTAAAAACAAACACAATGACAAAACAAACAGTAAGACAAGAGCAAGAGTTGGTAAACAAGATCAATGCGAAGCAAGACTTTACTCACTCAATAACAGGAGTAAATAAAAGGTATGTAATCGGAGTAAAAACTCTATTCATGGGTAAAAATCCAAGTTTACAATATAATTTGATATATGATGATATCTATAATTTGGATAATAGATTTGATTCTGTCGGTGGGTGGTTAGATACTGAAACGGGTATTTATTACGTAGATTATTCTGTACAAATGGATGATTTATTTGATGCTATGCAATTAGCCAGAGAAAATAACGAACTAGCTATTTATGACACTGTAGAAAATACAGAGATAAAACTAATAAAATAATGATAGATTATATACTAAACCCATATCTGTTAGTTAACTTCGGTTACATGATAACGGCAATAATAATAACATTAATAATAACTAAGAATAATAAGAAATAAATACTTAAATAGTTGTGTATATTGTAGAAAAGCATTATCTTTAAGTATTGGTAATAATACCAACATAACTAAAAATATAACAATGAAACTAAGTAAAAGACAATTGAACGAATCTATTAAAATGAACTCTTTAACAAAGGGAGCGAGAGAATTTAATTCTGCTAAGTTTGAAACATTAGCAAGAAGATCAGAAAGAAATAATAAATATAATACAATATAATTAGGTTAGTATCTAAATAATACTTATCTTTATAAAGTCAATAAGACATAACACTAAAAAACAACAATATGAAATTCACTAGAAAATTAAAAGCAAATTACTTCTTAACAAAAAGAGCATTTAACCGAGCAGATGCAACAGATAAGGCTGGGGTTATAATAGTAAGTACATTCATCGTGCCGATGTTATTCTTTATCTGTGCAAACATTATCGGAGGTGCTCACATATCATTTGGATTTTAATATAAACTAACTAAACATAAAACAACATGAAAGTAATACAAAATAAAACAAGTTACCAAGTATACAAAAGCTTTATCAAAAACAATATTAACCCAATTACTGGTTGGAAAGCTGACCAAGTAGAAGAACCAAGAAACGATAAATAATTATGAGACAAACAAAGTATTTACAAAATCTTAGTATCTTAGATGCTAAAGTAATAAACAAATCAGGAGTAATTGAATATAAAAAAGGGGTTTATTCTTACAATACATTAGTAGCAATAATTGACCCTTATAACATGACAATAAAAAAAACAGAATGGAATGTAAACGGTCAAACATCAAGCCCAACAACATCAAAACACATTAATTATGTTGCAATGGAGAATAATTTAACACTAATAAAATCATAATGACAAACAGAGAAAAACTAATATTAGAGATAATTGAAAAGGCTGGCGATGAGTTTGAAACTAGAATGGACTATTTAAACCTAGCTATCAAATCAGAATACCAACTGACAAAAGAAATCATTCACATTAACAACTACTTACTAAACAACTAAAAACTATGAGAACATTTAAAGCTGATAAATACCAAATATTAACAGAGAACCAAAAATGGGAGAATATAACAAAAGCAAAAGCGAGGGAATTAATAAAGTCAGGAGATTATAAAACAATTGATTTATTTGATGCTGATATTAATTATATAGCTGAAGGATTATTTTACAGTCCACAGATCAATAAAGTAGAAAAGTTTGAGGACTTAGAGTCTGGATTAAATGAACTAATGAATAAATATAATTAAGATGACAAACAAAGAAATAAAAGACTTTACCAGTAAATTAGTAAGCTTGAAGAATGAAAATAGTGTATTAAAGAATAGAGTAAAACTATTGAAAGATAATAATGAAATGTTATCTAGAATGATTATAAATAACAAATAATTAGTAAAATAGTTGTGTATATCGTTAATATATTGTATCTTTAAGTATTGGTAATAATACCGATAATAACTAAAAACAAAAACAATGTCAAACTTAATCAACACAATTAAAAACAACGATACAACGGACAATATCGGTTTAGTAGTAGTAGCAACTTTAATCGTTCCATTCTTAACATTCGTAGTGATAGAATTATTGAACGGTGCAACAATACACATGTAAGATTATGAAACTAATAATAATAATAACATTACTAATAATAACAATAGTATTAATCAAGTCAGAAATGACTTACCAAAAAAATAGAAGATATGAAAATAACAGATAAACAGTACAAGACATTTGAAAGTATTATATACTTACTATGTGGTGTAATATTGCCGATTGCTTTAGTAATTTACGCCATAATATCATAATTATGATGACAATAAACGAAGTAAAAGAATCTTATAATTATACATATAATTATATAGATAATAACGACAAAGAAGGGAATATATATAATGTATTTGAGAATGGACAAGATACTCAATACTTTATACCAAACGATAACACATATATAAAAATAACAGAAGATAACTAAAAACAAACAACATGAAAAAAGCAGAATTAAAAGCAGCATTACAAATCGCAGAAGATACGATTAATTTACTAGGTCAAGAGTTAAGAACTTCATACATGGTAAATGATGACAACAAAGTACAATACAATAAGTTGGATTCAGAATTTGAAGCATTTGAAGTAAAGTTTGAAGAGGTACAAGAGGAATCTAATATATTCCGAACTCAAAACATAACATTACATAAAAGGTTAGAATGTTTACTGACTGAGATAGACAGACTTGAAGAGCAAAGAGATGGACTAATAGCCGAAGGCTCGACACCAAAAAACGCCTATTTACACGAGATACATACAATTTTTGTTGACTCTGGGGAATTACATTTAATTAATGAGGATTTATCTCTAGTAATTAATTGCTCTAACTTTGTGCAAGATTTGGCAACTATTAACGATCTATGTATAAAAGAAGCAAAAAGAGACTTAGCCGACTCAATACATCAAATAAAGCAACTAAATAACGATATATAATTATGACAGATAAAACTAAAATCAGGTTATTAGTCGGGTTGATAGCCTGTATAGTAATGATATTAACTAACACTAAATTCATAGTATAATGATAAACGATCTACAAACAGATAACAGTATATATATAGATACTCCATTTACATTAGAACTAAAAGCAGAGGTAAAGGAGTTAACCGAGAAATTAAGAGGATATATTAAAGCATGTAAGCAATTGAAGAGGATAAACGACCACAGGGAAGAGGTTATCAGCTTGAGAGATATATCACTACACAGGTTAAGATGTGAAGTCTCTACATTAACAGAGAGAGAGGACAACCGTATAAGACAGGCTAACTATGTAGCATTCGGAAAGAGCCCTATCATATGCACACCCTACGGAGAGTA